TAATCGTAAATTCTCAGTATATTAGTAGATGAGTTATATGAATCAACAGTAGCGTAGAATGTAAAACCACCAGAAGTTGGGGCAGTTCCTTGATAAACATAATCACCCTCGCTTATTAATCCTGTGGGAGTGGTAATTACGATATCTTTAACTCTTAAAGAAACATTAGGAGTTGCAATATAACCAGATCCACGATTGGTTAAATTGAAGCTTTGAATTCTACCTACATCGTCTACAGTCGCAGTTAATAAGTCACCCTCACCATATCTGTATGCTCTCAATACTGCACCAGAACCAGTTGAAGTTGAGACAGCTAAATCTGTTGTTGTATATCCTTCTCCACCCTCTAATACTGTTACACTAGTAATTGTTCCGCTTGCGTTATTTGCAAAAGAAAACGATGCATTAGAACCAGTACCAATTCCAGTAACAACGATACTATCTGATGTATTTTTATATCCTATTCCACCAGAAATGACATCAACGTATGCAATTTTACCAAGAGTTAAAATATTTACAAGAGTATTTGAGTTAGCAGTATAGTATGATGATGCATCTATAGAAGGAACTGTTATATATCCAGTACCTGAATTTGTTATAATTACTGTCTTTATTGGTCCCACTGTGATATTTTGGGAGGAAAGAGCTCTATAAAGTTCAGTATCACTATTTGAAGTTGCGATATTTGCAAACCCATAGTTAGTGCTATTAAGCATTGTATTTTGAAATGGACTTATAATATCTGTAGAAACTTGTAAAACAGTTGTTGGTGTATCTATGGCAGAAATTAACGCAGTAGCGCCAACTCCAGTATCACTGGCAATTGTTATTGTACTATCTGGCGACTGTCTAAATCCATTTCCACCGTTAGTGACAACAATCGTCTGAAGTTGACCTGAAGAAACTGATCCAACAACGGCTGTTGCCTTAGATACTTGAGGATCTTCTGTTGAGAGACCGCCACTTATAACAACGGGATTTCCGACTGCATATTTCAATCCTCTATTATTGGGATCAATAGTTATTTTCGAGAGCGACCCAATGATTTTTTCTGAGAAAAGATATACAACATTTCCAGTGTTTGCAGTATAGTATACTTCTAATCTTTCACCATTAGTGAATTTTCTATTCACATTAGAAACATATAGCTCAAATATTTCTTGGTTTGTATCGCTGTCTATTGTTCTATATGCGCCCTCAATGATACAGCTGGCAGAAGTTTCAGAACCAACTGCTCTTCTTTTCTTTAAAGTTTCTAAGTCAAATGTTGGAGAAGTATTTGATACTGTGAGTTTAAATGCTTGTGGAACATACCACTTACCATCAGAAGCTTTCAGTATTTGCTCTTTAGGATATGATAGTTCAATATCTTGACCATAAAGAACTCGGAATAAAAATTTGATAGATTCTTGGCTTCCCTTTTTCTGATAGAATTCTCTACTTCTTTTTATCAAAGTTGCTTTATCAGCAAGAATTTCTTCTGGGAAATATGGTAAGAATTTAGATTTAAAGTATTCTAGAAATTCTTGAGTAGTAGAATCGACATCAGCATAATCTAACATATTCTCAGTAGAATATAGAACTTTACCCTGCTCAGAATCTTCCATCCACTCATAATATGCTTTTAGGAAATTGGTAAATCCTGGATGATCTGCTCTGATAAAATCAGGCATCTGATTTTCAATCAAATCGGAGATTTTATTAATAGTATTTGCCATATTTTATATTGCTTTAACGTTTACTATTACTGCTGATGGATCAAAACTATCTAGCGTTATCAATGTTGAGCGCGAAGAACCAAAATCCAAAGAGTTTGGTTTAGATGCAATTTTGATAACTTCTAGATTATCAGCAACACCTGTTGGAGCAAAATTAGTTAGATTAATTGTACCAGTTACATAGTCAATCGTACCAGCGTTAGTGTTAATTATTTTCTTGGCACCAGTGCCATCGAAATAATAACTTCTTATAATACCAGTTCTACCTTGGATTACTGCTTTCGCTGTCGCTCCAGATCCAGAAGTATCTCCGATTGCATTAACAACAGTCAATATTGCTGTGGTATAATTTGTTCCCATAGAGGTGACTTCTGCAGATTTCAACTTACCATTTACAATAATTGGCTTCAATTCTGCACCCTCACCATCTCCATTAATTGTGATGGTTGGAGTTTTGGTATAATTTGCACCAGAAGTTAATATCTCAATGCTCTCAATACCAGAGAAAGATTGCGGCGTTTCTTCTAAGAAAACGCTTCTTTCTATTCCAGTTGAATCTTGTTGTGTATATGCTGGTGTACTATACAATTTATCCTTAGAGGATGCTCCACGACGAAGTTCAGTATCAAATCTTAATACATAATTTTCTGAGCTGTTAAGAACTGGACTTAGTTGCTTCTGTAGGAATACGTCTGCAATAGAGGAAGTGATTGCTGGATCTGTATCATCAACATACTTCAACAACTTTGAAAGCTTGAATGTTGATGTAAATGTGTTTAGTGTATCTGCAGAGAATGAGAGTATCGATTCTTTTATAGCCTGTTGCAATTGACCAGGAGTTTTTGCTGTCAATCGTGGATCGTAAGAAACATCAATAGTCAACAATAAGTAGTTATAGTTTACTGTCACAAACTCTGGAGTTACGGTAAGAATGCTAAATGGTTTGATAACCTGATTAATCAAATATGATTTCTCTGCCTCAGTAATCTCATAGCCCAATTTTGGTTTTGCTGCAATAAACACTTTTCCATATACAGGAGGGCTTTGTTCTTCTCCACCCCAAACATTAACTGCATCAAAGTATGGATACTTCTCGTTGATTAGAGTAATATAGTCATTTTTGGTGACTCCTCTATTGTTTGAGATAAATGATTTCGGTGCGGCAAACTTAATGTCATCTACAGTTTCTCTGATTGATCCACCAGCAGAATTGATAGATGTTTGAACATTAGCTGTTGATCCAGCAAGAATTTGAGAAGATAACTTAAATGTCTTTAGACCATTTGCAGTTGCGCCAGAAGTATTAATGTAAGTTACTGCGAGAAGGTTTCCGTTGTCAAGTTTCTTTCCAAAAATATTATCTCCAAAGTAAATTTTATATTTACCCTTTGCACCCTCTTCTAGATAAAAAACTTTACTTGTCGAGGTAACTTCAGTAGAATCTGTTGCAAGAGTATAAATCTCCTTTTCAGTTTCTGTAGAAGATTTTTGTACAATAACTTTTAAGGTTTTTGTGTCTATATTTGCATCTGGAAGTTCGAATGACTGTTTTGGGTTAGTCTGAGTGTTAACCTCAAAAATATATGATGAGCTCACACCCTCTTTAATAGAAACATTAGAAAAAGTAAAGGTAGATCCAACGTTAGCAACTACTGTATCTTCTGTGCTCAAGAAAATATATGACTGTCCATCTTTTGACTGGCTTGTGAAGCTTGAGAATCTTGGGAGCAATACTGATGTTGTAGAATCCAAAGCACCTTTGGTAATTACAACATTAACGAATGCTTGAGCTGCGGTTGTTGAACGAGGAGTATATCCGATCGACTTAGCATGAGAAACTACAGACTGTCGTAATGATGAAGAATCGAGGAACATCTCGTTTGCAATCATATTAAGATAGAATGAGTTATAGTGCGTATTATACGCTAGGATATCTAAGAGCACATTAATAGCTGCGCCCTCGAAATCATAGTCGCTAAATTCGCTTTGGTTTCGTAGATACTCTTTTAAACTAGTTTTGATATTATCAAAATCTAATTCAGCAACAGAAAGTTTTGCAGCCATTTATCGTAACCTTTCGAGAAAAAATGAGACTGCTATCGGTTCAGCAGTATTTTTTATTATAAATTCTATGGTAACATCAAATCCATTCTCATCATAATTTTCACTAACGAAGACATTTCGTGTGGTGACTCTAGGTTCAAAGTTGTCTACAGTTATCTTAATCTCTTTCGCTAAAATATTAGCAGTTACTGGATCGATATTTTCGAACAGCATTTTTCTAATATTTGAACCGATCTCTGGGTGGAAAGGTTTCTCATAGTGATTTAGAAATAATAAAGTCTTCAAAGACTGGACGATCGCATTGATCCCAGTCTTCTTGTTAATATCGCCCGTGATTGGGTGGGCGATAAAATCAAGATCTATATCTTTATAATTTCTGGTAGTTTCGCTCATTTATATGACACTAGATCCAAATAGTCTGATTTTACTATCCCCTTCAAAGAAGAGAATCCGTCTGCGTTTATCACATTAGCAACTGTACCGACCTGAGAAGTAGAGTTTACCGAAGCAATGTAGCTGTTGGCAGTATCTCTGTCACTAGTTACTATTCCATTAACTGAGCTCGCATGTGTATTTATGTCACCCAGCAATCTGTTTGTTGTGGCTAAGATTATTGCGTCATTAGCTCCACCGTCCGGAGTTAGATCCTTAATAGAGTTCATTCCTCTTATGATATTTCCACTTATATCATCTGATATTGAAGAGAGATTAGCTGTGGAGAATAGAGCTGACCCAGTACTTTTAATAAATGTATCTGGATCGACTCCCAGAGAACTTGCTAAATTTGTGCCTGTTTGTAGCATATCATTCAGACCAAATGGATGAGTATCGTTTTTATCTACAATACCGCTCAATACATTAGTATGATCTTCTATTGTAGTAATTGCGCCTCTTAGCGTAGTATTGATCGCCGCATTCAAAGTAGAACTTAATCCGGGTGAGACACTATTAATCTTACTGCTTATTTCTGAGAGTAGACCTGAAGAAAGGTTGCCCAAAGAGTCTACTTTACTGACCATATCAGTGATATTGCCAGCAATAGGATTCTGCAGTAGTTCTGAGATTCCCCCAGTAGTTATTTTATCAGTCAGAGAATTTAAACTAGAAAGATTTAAACTTTGCGATGCTACCTGAGATAGCTGATCTTTGAGCGCGTCTAATCCACCAAGATTATCAGCTATATTCGACAATTCTCCAAGCTGGGATATATCACTAAGCTTTCCCACAGCCTCAGACATCACTGAAGAAAGTGCACCAATATTTCCTAGATTACCAGCCAACTCTCCAATATTTCCTAGAGAATCGCCGAGACCACTTAAACCTCCAGCTAGAGATTTAAGATCTCCTATTCCTGGAAGATTAGCTAATTCTTGTAAACTTCCTAGTTGACCAGCTAGAGCAGTTAGCCCACTTAAACCTCCCAATGCCCCTAAAGAACCAGTTAGCGCAGCACCAAGACTCCCCAATCCTCCCTGGCGAATTGCAACAGGAAGCCCACCGATAGTAACTTTGGGTGCTTGCTGTAAAAATGACCCGCCCATATGGAGGCGATCCATGATGGTCGATCTAAGTTCTGAGATAATTTGAGCTACTGGAAATGTTACATATGCCATGTTGTCACCTTATACATTTACTGAGCCAGGAGCTGGACCAGTCTTGAGTTTATGATAGCCAGCCTTATATGTTCTGTGGTTCATCATTGTCAATGCCTTATTAGCAGCGGTTGCTGGGCGATTACCTGCTGGATTAAATGAGACGTGAATCCAAGTTCCTGGAGCAGATGCACTAGTTGTTGTGTATTCCAATAGTAGCTGGTCGTAAGAAACAGAATCTCTAATCTTCAGGATTGCATCATAATATTTTTCTAAAGCCTTGTTGTAGGAAGGAATTTGAATGTCAGCTGCCATTCCCATTTCGTGCTGAGACTTCTTAGCAACACTTTGACCAGCATTTCTAAATGCACTGGTAAGAATCATATCGGGGAACATTGCCCTAATTGGCTCAAGGACATTGATGCAAAGAAGCTTGAGGTTACATACAATTTCTTTCTCAGAAAGACCGTGCTGCGAACGTAACTGAGATTTAGTGACTGCAGTATTGAGCATATTTCCGAGAGTATAGTGTGGCGATAATCGTAAACTTGAATCGAACGAAGACATCTTGTCGATATCTTTACAGTCTGTCGATAGAGGAGCCGTTTCCT